TTATTAGTCTGTACAGTAATAACTTCATGTAATTTAGTTTTTTTCATTTTCCCATTCTCCTTGTTTGTACAGAGACACATTTATAATATCTTTAGAAGTGTTTTATTATAATAATAAATATCTTTATAAGTGTTCATAAATGTATCTCCTATAGTGGCAAGGCTTTCTTAATATGCTTCACATTTTTTTAAGTTAAATGCTTCTTTCCCTTGCCACAATATAAACTAAATCACAACTAAAAATACTTGTCAACTATTTTTTCTTTTTTCTAAAATATAATCTAAATCATTCTGTGCTTTTTCTTTTGTACTGTACAGAGTAAGGTATTGTTTTGTTTCCGTATTATATATAGCATACATAAAATAATTATTTTGCTCGTAAGGTAATATTATTAAATCGGCTGACATTTTATAAATTATTCTCCCTATGTTCTTTCCATACTTCACTGACAAATTCTTCCAAATACTCCTCTGCATAATTAGAATCAAGTGACAAATCTTTAAATTTATCAGTTGACAAAAGTTTCTCAGCTTGTTTCGTGGCATCGGCAACATCGTCTGACAATTCTTTGACAATTTTTTCCACAGCTATTTGAAAGTCTATTTCTATCTCTAATATATCTTGCTTGTACTGTGTCATAGTTTGTAACCTTCCATTGTAAACCATTTAGGCATAGGCCTTGACTTTTCCCACTTGGCTATGTCTTTCTTATCGTTGACATAATATCTCCTGTATGCCCTAACTGTGTTGCTGTGAATACGTAACTCAGTAGATTTATATTTGTCTGGCATACACTGTGGGTGTGGTGTCTTTTCCATATCTTGATATTGCAACGTACCCCAATCTGTTTCTCTTAAATCCATAATAACTTGCTGACATTTATGTATCTTATTGTATCTTCTAGTGTACTCAAAACATAACTCCATGCCATGCTGTACTAACCAACAAAAATTATCAGCACTATCTCCTGCCCATAATGTACAGGGATGATTTTTATGTACTTCTCTATAAGGCACTAAATGGCCTTGTCCATGTCTATGAAACACAGAACATAACATCTGTGCTGTTTCCAATGGCATCTTGACAATGTGCTTGTCACACTGCATTTGTGCTGACTGTACAGGACACTCGTCTAGTACGAATATGTTCATGCTAATCTCCTTCTAATTCTTCTAAATTAAAATCTACTCTATCCTCTATACTATTGTCAACCATTATTACATTTCTTATATCATCTTTAAAAAAACCATAACATTCTAATTCTTGATTGCATTGCTGTAGTTTAAATATTATTTCTTTTACTTTCATAACTCTTTACTCCAAAATAATTTTCCATAACTGTTATCTGATCTTGTATATGTTCTAAATCTTCTTTCGTTACATCTTCAACTTCATCTAAACAACAGGCAATAGATATACTTGCTTCTTTTACTGCTTCTACTACTTCTGGGGGTGCAATGTAATCTTCGTTCATAGTTCCACCACCTCCTCTAACTCTGCATCTATATAATCTTGTTTCTCACAACCACACAACTCACCACTGATATGAATGCCACCGTCTTTTACTAAAATTTCCCTTGCTTCTTTTTCAGTCTTTGCTTCTATAGTATAGACATAACAGCATGGCACTGTAAAGGTATATTCTTTCATAGTTCCACCTCCCTTAAAACTTCTTCCAAATCATCTTCCTCAATACGATCACATATAAACGAATGATCAAACTTATATGTAGTTCTCCAATATCTTACCTTTCCATTCTTATCTTCAGTTTCAAATGTAAGTTCACTCACACATAAACTTGCTAATTCTTCTTTGGTCATTTCCCCTGTCCTCTATATTTTTTCCATAATCTTCTCTTGTTCTTATTCTTTGGTCTACTTAAATTGGAATCACCGATAGCTGTTCTTTTTCTAACAGTTTCGTTCCTGTACACAAAATTACTCCTCATTTTCATTCTCCCATTCATCTATCTGGTTCAATAAACTCTCGGCAAGTTCTCTTCTGCCTACAAGAATACCCTCCTCTGCACTTTCCATAGTGTCTTCGTCAAGTTCGGTGTTGTCTACCTCTTCCTGTAAATAGTCTTTAACTTTCTGTATTAGCTGATTAGCTAAATCGTCTGGGTTATTCCTCATCTACATTCTCCTCTATATGTAGTCCATAATCATCTTCTAATTCTACTCTAGTTGCTTTTTTTCCTATGGCTTTTATTAAAAACTTTTTAGCATCATTAACAGTATTAAAAAGCATAATTTCTTTTTTATCCATAACAAACTCTTTGCCATTTAATCCAATGCCTTCTGGATGTCTATATATTCTATATTCCATTTTCATTCTCCTCTAAATATTTTATATATTTCTCTTGCCAATGTTTACTTAACTCTGTCATAGGAATATACTTATATCCTGTAAGTTTAGCATCTTCTTTAACTTCATCTAAATTTCCATAGATTAACCATAAGGCCTGTGTTGGCTTATTGTCATCATCTACTAAAACATAATCAGTTTCATATAGTTTAACCATTTCCGTTCTCCTTTATCTAAACCTTTACACAGCACAAAAACCTTGTCAAGTATTTTTTTCAAAAAAAAAAGAGCAGTCTAATTAAAGACCACTCTCTTTCCTTTGTTGGCATATTTTATACTCCTTGTGTTAATTCACTGAGACAGGTATAATTTTAATCATTTAGCCTGTACTGACATCCTGTGTCCTTTCATGCCTGAACCAACAAAACTTCCTGAATGAGACTTGACTATACAATGTCTCCAATCAGGAAACTTCTCTATACAGCAACAGTCATAATAACACTGCTTGTACTTTCATTCCAATTACGGATTGACAAATTTCCACAGTTTAATTCCACTAGTCTCTGTACAGGAATATTTCTATAACCTCCATTCTTTAAATCAAACACAGTAATATTACTATCACTAGCATTATAATTCCTTCCACCTTTGAGATGTTTTTTCACACCAAGACGACAATTTATAGTACGAAACTCTCCGTCTTTCTTGACAAATTTTGCTGTGAATATTTTACCCTGTACACAAGAAGGTAAAACTTCTGACAAAATATCTTTTTCTATAATGTGATATTTACGCATCATCATCTTTTTCCATATAAGCATTAGGATGTCCATCTCTGACTAATTCTTGCCAAAAGGCCTTGTGGATTTTTCCTTTATCTTCACCATGCTCTATAGTCATTTGCTGATATTTTAGGTTTGCTTCTTCTATTACTTTGTCATAAGCCCTGTCAAGTTTAGTTATGGCAGAGTAAGTAACATATTCTACCCCACTTTCGTTAATATCTTGTACAAGATTTTTGACATGATTTATAAGCAATAGCTGTGCATCAGTAACATCCACTGCCTGTACTTTCTTTTTTCTTCCTCGTTTAGCCATATCTTCTTTCTCCTTCATTGCTAATTCTTTATTTAACCATTTTATGAATGACATATATTTACTCCTTTGTCAAATCTTTCTTATTTTTCTTTTTATAGCAATAAAGTTCATCTGTCAACTCTTTTATTCTTTTGTATGCATCGTACAACTGTTTGTTAAGATCAGCTATTGTTTTTTTGTATATATCTTTCATCTTTTCCAAACAGTTCCTTTGCATCTTTTATGGTAGAGGGAGAGGGTGTAGGCCAGACTGTTTTCTGTACATAACTGATAATTTGTTTGTCTGACATACTCATGTCCTCTGCACTCTGTACAGCATCAGCTATGTCCATTCCCCATGCTTTCATTCTACCCATTACTGTTGTCCTTTCAAATCATCTAATTGCAATTCTAATTGTTCGTCATTCCATTGTTGACAAACTTCCATAATCTGCTGACAAACCATCTTTTGATCAGATCGTCTTGACAAATCTACACTATCTGTACCTACTGTCAAGAGTACATTATCATCTTCATCTACAACTTTGACAAAATACTTCATCTCATATTCTCATCTATATCTTCATATTCAGAATGCCTAGTTTCTGTTAAAGGCATTGACTTGTATAGCACAGTCAATTTATCTTCTGCTTCGGCTATAACTCCTACCCACTTATCAGCTTCAGCTACTATATCAGAATGTTCTCCTATACCAACAGCTTTTTCATGCAGTATTGACAAATTCATCTTGGCCGAATCTATCTCTGCTGAATATTTTCCTTTTAGTACATCAAATACGTTTTTGTTAAATACTGACATTTTTTCCTCCTATTTTACTTGTTTAGTTTTTCGTTTTAAATTTTTAATAATTTTCTGTAAGTCTTTCTTTTTTTCAGTTGTCTTTTTAAATTCACGATACAGTTTCATAGAATTAAAAAGATTGAATAATTTTTTTATATAATTTTTAATCATGTCCATTACTAATACCTTTTTTTAGTTCATTGTTTTCTTTAAATTAATTAGTTTCTTTACAGTATCATTTATATCACTGGTATCACCTACATCATATATAATCCTCTGTATAAGCATACTTAGAAAATGAGTATATCCAAATCTTTTATCCATGAATATTTTATCACTAAGTTCTAAACATATATAACCTAGTATATTAACTTGTTCATGTAACTCTAATCCTTTATCAGTAAATTCATTACTTAATTGGATTATTTTATTTTCAAATATATCCTCTAATTGTTCCATAATTTATATTATACAGCTAATAACAAATCTGTCAAGTTATTTATATACTATATCCATTACTAGTAAGTTTTTTTTTACTACCTTCTCCATTACTAGCAAGTTTTTATAAAAAAAATATATGTTGACAAGATTACAAATAGCTGTATAATAATAAATGTTATTTAATTTAGGGAAATATACTTATGAAGAAACATATAAACAGAAACAGGTCTTTTGACAGATTATCATATGCTCTGTATGATAAAAAAGCAAGAGAAGCAATGATTAAATATTTAACTGATAATAATTTTACTGACATAGTAAGCAAAGAAGATTATAACTTTGACATTTATGCAAAAAAGAATAAGGAACATTTTTTTGAAGTAGAAGTAAAAACACAATGGAGAGACAAATGGAACTCTTCATGGAAAGAAATTAGAATACCAGAAAGAAAACAAAGATTGATAAATATTTGGAGAGAAAAATATCCACAACATGATTTTAAATTTGTTATCTTTAACAACGATTTAAAACAAGCATGGTTTATTGATGCAGAAACAGTTGACAAAGCTGACGTAGGCACCATACAAAATTCTCGGTTTATAAATGCACCCCATCTCAAAGAACCATTTTTTCATATTCCTGTAGAACAGGCCGAACTTGTACAGATAAAAGATGGTTGATATTCGTGACTACATTGAGGCAATGGCTGTACCAGAAGGTATGTCTTATAGGAGTGATTGTCCTGTATGTGGCCATAACAATTCTTTTTCTGTTAGCAATGAGCATAATGTATTGTTGTATAATTGTTTCTATGCTAACTGTAACATTAGTGGAAAAATACAAGGCATGGTTAACAAGCCAACCCAAAACCCGAAACAAGAAATAGAATTTAACTTAGAGACAGCCACGTGGATTCCTGTAGAGAGAAGTGCAAAGTCTATGAACTACATTCGTGATAATAATATAGAACATGCATACAAAAGCAGATTCTGTAATATACAGTATGATGTAAAGGAAGATAGATGTGTGTTCTGTATATACAAGAACAGTACAATAGTTGATGCTGTAGGCAGAAGTCTGACAGGAAGGAAGCCAAAGTGGAAAAGATATGCTTCATCTAAACTTCCGTTCATGACAAAAAATAAAAGTGATCTGTGTGTAATTGTAGAGGATTGTGCTTCTGCTAGTGCAGTGACAATAGCAGGACATGTAGGGGTAGCTCTTATGGGAACTAATCTTCTACAGGAACACATTCCACATATAGTTGACAATTTTAAATTGGCTGTAGTAGCTCTTGACAAAGATGCTACACAGAAATCACTTGACATAGCTAAAGAGTTAAGTGTACATATGCAAACTAATATTAAATTTTTAGATAAAGATATAAAAACTTGGTCAAAGGAGAAGATACTAACTGAGTTGAGTTAATACACTTTTTAGTGTGGTGGAGGAATAATGACGATAGAGAAGCAGATATTAGCACAATGTCTCAACAATGGTTTTTACAAAAAAGCTAGTGACGTTGTGGGTAAAGAGATGTTTGCCAATGGTGTAGGCACAGTTTTTGACACTATTGCTTTTGCACATGATAAATACGGAGAAGATCTGACAACAGAAATGTTGTTACAGCTACATAGAGATAGATTTCCTTCTATGCCAGACTCATCAAGAGAGTCTATTGAATTGGTTATTAAGGATTTGACAAATTATGTAGAAGATAATCCAGAGATGATGCAAGATCTCATTACAAATTTTTGGAGAAGAGACAGAGCACAAAAGATAAGCTCAAAAGCTACAGACATTTGGCTAGGACACGAGGGAGATTATGAAGGCCTTCGAGTTCTTGTTGACGAGTTGATCAACAAACAGCCAGAGGACAGCACAAATTACAGCCGAGTAGAAGATACTATTGCTGACTTTTTAGAAACACATGAAAAAGGATTTGAGTTTCATTTTGAATTAGAGTCTCTACAGGATAGAGTTGGTGGTGTCGGTAGAGGTAATCTTGGTATTATTTTTGCTAGACCAGAGACAGGCAAGACGACATTTTGTTCTTATCTCGTAGCCGAATATTTAAAACAAGGATTTAAAGTAGCATACTTTGCAAATGAAGAGCCGGGCCGACTAGTTAAGGGTAGAGTTTTTTGTGCATATTTAAATAAGAATGTCAGTGAGTTAAAAGAGAATCTTGAGAGCTATAATGAAGTATATGATAAAGAGATAAAAGAAAATTTATTCATGCTAGAGGGTAGGGAAATATCAGTTCGTGAAATAGATAAATTTGTAGAGATAAACAAACCAGATATTATTTTTGTAGATCAGCTTGACAAAGTAGCTATCAGTGGTGCATACTCACGACTAGATGAAAAGCTAAGAGCTGTATATGAAAGTGCCCGAGCTATAGCCAAGAGACATAGCTGTATGCTCTGGGCAGTTTCTCAAGCTTCTTACGATGCACATAACAGACAGGAAATAGATTTTAGTATGCTAGAGAACAGCAAAACAGGAAAAGCAGCAGAAGCAGATATTATTATTGGTATAGGCAAAAACTTTGGAGATGAGGAAGATTACATTCGTCATTTGTGCATATCTAAAAATAAATTGTCTGGGTGGCATGGGACACTAACTTGTAGAATAGATATACAGAAAGCAAGGTACTTACCATGAAAATAGCTTGGCTTGATATAGAAACAACATACAAAGTAAATGATGATAAAAAGTCAGATGCTGATCCTTATACAGGAAACATGTTGGTGTCTGTGGGTTATATTCATGGGTATGAAGAAAACTATTTGTGTTTCTACCACAAAGAAAAAGATCCAACAGAAAATGCTAGAAATATACTACAAGGTGTTCTAGACGATACAGATCTGCTTGTAGGTCACAATATAAAGTTTGACTTAAAATGGTTGAGAGCTTGTGGTTTTATATATACAGGCAAAGTATATGACACTATGATAGCAGAGTATATTATACATGGGGGGGA